ATGACAACTGAACCCGACAACTGGACCGGTCCGATCACCAGCTGGCTGACGTGGCTCGCCGCCGGTGGCAGACCGAAGACCACGCTCACGCTGCGCGGATACCATCTGCGCCGAGCCGCCCGAGATCTCGGCGGCGACCCGTGGACGCTGACGACCGACGACCTCGCCCGGTTCATCGGCCGCCCCGGCTGGTCGCCCGAGTACCGCCGATCGATCCGGTCGAGCCTTGTGAGCTTCTACACCTGGGCGCACGCCAGCGGGCGCACCTCGGCGAACCCGGCGGCGCTGCTGCCGACGGTCCCGGTGCCCGCCGGCGTGCCCCGACCGGCGCCCGAGGCGGCGCTGCGCCACGCCCTCGAGCGCGCCGACGAACGCGTGCTGCTGATGGTCAGCCTCGCCGCCTACAGTGGGCTGCGCCGAGGGGAGATCGCCGTCGTGCACCGCCGCGACCTGGTCGACACGATCGACGGGTGGACCCTGCTCGTGCACGGCAAAGGCGGCAAGACCCGACAGCTGCCCCTCGTCCCCGAGGTCGCGCGCAGGCTACGCGCCCTGCCCGAGGGCTACGCGTTCCCCGGCCGGATCGACGGCCACCTCTCACCCGCGCACGTCGGCAAGCTCATCTCCCGCGCACTCCCTGATCCGTGGACCGCACACACCCTGCGGCACCGGTTCGCCACCGCCGCGTACCGCGCCGACCGGGACCTGATCGCCGTGCAGCAGCTCCTCGGCCACTCCAGCGTGGCCACCACGCAGCGCTACACCGCGCTACCCGACGACGCACTGCGCCGGGCCGTGCTGGGGGCAGTCGCGTAGCATCCGCCGCATGAGGCGCGCGGCGACAGTTCTGTTGATGGTGCTCGTGGTGGCGGCGTGTGGGGAAGACACGTCGGGACCGGCGCCGGCAGACGTCGCCGAACTGTGCCGCGAGATTCGATCGGAACTGGCCACCTTGCCGACCGCAGTGCACGTCGACAAGGTGGCCGAGTTCCTCCGGGAGGTCGAGGCATTGCCGGGGGCGTGGCCGGAGGCGGAGGAGGCCGCCGGTCTGGCATTGGCAGGTCGGTGCTGACCGTCGTCAGGTGACGGTAACCGTGCCGCCGGCACTGATCGAACCCGAGGCGTAGGTCTCCATGATCACCTCGATCGTGATGTCGTCGCCGTCAGCCACCGCGACGCCAGTCGCGGTGACCTCGATAGTGCCGCTGTTCGCAGTAAACCCGGCGCTCGTTGCGACAACGGTCCCGTTCACCTTGATGCGGGCTCGACGGTTGTTGCTGAACGTCGACGAGTACGGCAGCGACACGGCGATCGTCGCATCGGGTTTGCTGCCCTGCACCTGCAGCGCGTTCGATACCACCGTCGAGCCCGGATAGGTGCCGGTGTTCGCCAACCACCCGGCCAGCAATGCCCACGACGTCGTAAAGCTCTGCGTGCCAGACTTGGTCATGCCGGACGGGGAGAACCCGTGCCAGATGATCGCCGCGCCGAGGCTGATCGCCTGCACCGCGGTCGATCCGAGCGCCACCTTGGCAACCGCCGCTGCGGCGAGCGCGAGACCGGCCATCACGCGGTCCTGAAGTAGAGGGTATTCGGGTCCTTGGTGCCGAGCGCGGTGTACTGCGCCTCGGTGCCCACCCACACCGTCAGCGCCCGAGCGCCGGCGTTGTCAGCGCCGGCCACAGCGGCGAGCACCGCGCGGCCCGCGGCAGCGGTGGCGGCCTTGGCCAGGTCGACGCCGACGGTGGTCATGTCGCCGAGGTCGCCGGTGGTGAGGGTGACCGCGCCGGTGCGGCCGGCCACCGACTGCACCGGCGACGCCGGGTAGGTGTGCTCGCGCCACGACGAGAGCTGCGTCGCGTCGTCGGCGGTCAGCTGCCAGTCGGTGCCGAGATCGGTGCGGGTGCACCAGTCCCCGCGCTGCCCGGTCAGGGCGAGCATCGCCGCCTGTGAGGCGACCGCGCCGAGGTACTCGGTGATCGCCACGGCGGGGATCTGTGCCTGGGGGACCTTGCCGGCGACGAGGTCTGCTTTGGCGGCGAGCTGCGCGGCGGTGGCACCGAGCGCGACGCCGTCCCCATCGGCCGGCCACCCGCCCTCGCCGTAGACGTAGAGCAGTTCGTCGGCGTCGACAACCAGCGCGGTGCCCACGGCCGGCGCCGCCGGGAGGGCGGCGTAGGTGGCGACCCGGCCGTCGACGTGCAGGCCCTGCCCGGCTGGTCCTGGCGGGCCGGGCTCGGTGGAGGCGAGGGAGGCCAGCCACTCGGCTTCGGTGCCGACGAACCCGTTGGCGACGGCGAGTTGGTAGGCGGTGGCCCCGTCGGTGCCGGGCGCACCGGTCGGGCCCTGCTGGTACGGGCGCACCGTCCACGGGTCGGTGCCGTTGCCAACCTTCATGTACCCGGTGTCGGTTTCGACGCCGACCTCGCCGGGCGCGAGGACCGGGTCGGCGGCGGTCCACTGGGCGGCGGTACCGCGGCGCAACTGAATGCGTGGCATGGTGTTCCTTCCGTTACGGGTGGTCCAGCGCGACCGCGCGCCAAGAGTCGATACGGGTGTCGGCGCCGCGGGCATAGAGCCCCACGTGTTCCCCGAATGGGATGTTGCCCAGGTCGAACCGTTCGTAGACGACGCTGTCGTTGATCGACACGACCAGGTGATGCCAGACGATGTCGACGCGGATCACATCGCCGGTGGCGCGGGTGTGTGCCCCGGACGCCCACAGGGTCGCATCGAGGCCGTCCCCGAAATACGAGACTTGCCAATTGGTGTCGGATACGTAGGCCACGATGCCCGGGGCGTCGAGCCCGGTGGCGGCACGGACCAGTACCCCGGCGCCGCTGCTGGCCTGTGCCGGGTAGTTTCCGAGGGTGACCTCGACCCGGTGGAACGGACCGAGCGGTGTGTCGTGGTAGTAGCGGGCCCGGCTGTTGTTCGCCGCCGGGGCGGCGGCGCCGGACAGCAGGCCGATGGTGGCGCCGGCGGTGGCCGCGCCTCGGACCCACGGCGTGTTGAGTTCGGTTTCGTCGGTGCGGTCGAAGTCGTCGAGCAGGTCCCACTCCGGGGCGGTGGGGGTCTCGGGGGTGGTCAGGTCGCCGCCGTCGAGCACGCCGTCGCCGGAGTAGGCCGGGGTGCCGCCATCGATGGCGCCGATGCCGGTGCCGGCGACGGTGCCGCCATCGACCGGCAGGTCGGGCACCGCCGGCGGAGCCGGCAGCCAGTACACCTGGTCGCGGCGTACCGACATGTCCAGCTCACACCGCCAGCCGGTCGGATCGATGGTGTGCTTGACGCTGCGCGGGCGCACCACCTGCACGGTGCCGGCGCGTCGCACCGCGACCGCGGAGAACGGTTGCAGCGCGGCCACGAGCGGGATCTGCGCGGCCGTTTCGATGGGAATGGTGAACCGGGTGTGTTCGGCGCGTTCGGTGGCGTACTGGTCGAGGATGTCCCCGGCCCACCACTGCAGCGGCGGCCCGAAGTTGCCGACCTCGACATCTGACAGGGCACCCGAGCCGCGCACCACAGGGAACCGCTGTTCGGCCGGACCGTAGGCATCGACGGACTCGTCGCGGCGATAGCTGATCGAGCGGGTCAGCCCGGCCGGGTAGTCCCGGAACTGCGGCGCCACGCCGGTCCCGAGCCGCCGATCCCGGTAGTCGTCCCGGTCGAGCAGGTGCTCCTCGACGGTGACGACGTTGACCAGCGACCCTGAGTCGGTGGTCATCTCGAGCTCTCGAGAGTAGGACACGTCGCCGTCGCGCAGGTCGGAGGCGGTCAGCGCGAGGGTGTCGGGCAGGGTGGAGGTCAGCACCAGCCGGCCGCGCCGGTCGGTGAACAGGTACGCGCGGCGGGCGTTGCGGGTGGCGAGCAGCCCGGCGAGCAGGGTGCCGCCGTCGGCGTAGAAGGACGGGGCGTAGGTGGTCCAGGCCGGCAGTGGACCGCGGGGCCCGGTGTAGTCGACGCCGTCGATCTCGACCGGTTCACCGAGGGCGTGCAGCGCCGGACCGTACTCGGCCAGCTGATCGAACATCGCCGGGTAGTCGTCGGACAGCCGCGCCCACACATCGTGCACCCCGATCTCGAGCTGCCGGGGCCGGTCCGGGGCCGACACCAGGCGGCGGGTGCGGATGGTGCCGGCGAACAGCGGCTCCCGGCCGGTGGCGGTGAGCGCGGCGATCCGCAGGCGCTGACCGGCCGGCACCATCGAGGCGAGGGTGTCGGACACCAGACGCACCAGCGCGATGCACAGGTCGGCCTCGCGCAGGGTGGTGGTGATCGAGGACACCGCGTCGGTGATCGTGGCGTACTCGTAGCGGGTGGTGCGGGTCTGCTCGACGGTGTCGGTGTCGAGCAGTGGCGGCAGCACCGACTCGACGTAGAACGTGCCAGACCCGGCGAGGTCGACTGCTCCGGTGTGCTCGAGGGTCGCGGTGGTCTTCTGCCCGGCCGGGATCTCGAGGGTGGCCAGCAGCGCGCCCCGCGCACCGTTCCATTCGTAGACCGACACGGTCACCGCCGGGCCGCCCGGCTCGCCCATCGCGGTCAGTTCGGTGCCGGGGGTGAGGTTGTCGAACCGGGTCCGGTCGCGGAACGCCCAGCCGGTCGCCGACAGCGGGTGCGGATACGTCGGGTACAGGTTGGCGGGGTCCTTGAGGTGCACCCGGATCGGGTGGTCCGTGGTCGAGTCGGTCCGCGGGGAGCGGAACACGTAGCGGTCGACGCTGCCGGTGAACTTGTAGTCGATCGCGCGGGGGTTGTTGTCCTGTTCGTAGTACAGGTCGACGAGCTCGACGGCAAACATCACGCGGTCGACCCCGGCCGGGACATCGACCCACGCGGGGGATCCGGGGGTGCCGAACGAGAAGGTCACCTCGGTGATGGTGGTCGAGTTCGCGGCTTGCAGCTGGGTGCGCACGCGGGCGAGGGAAACTGCGACTTCGCTGGTGGCGCCGTAGGCGTCGGTGGTGGACTTGAGGCCGAACAACACGGCCTGCACCCCGACCGCGTCGTTGAAGTTCTCCGAGGTGTTGTCAGGGCTCTTGAACACCTTGCCGCTGGTGCGGACCTTGACGGTGCCCGACATCGCCACCTGCATCCCCGGGCGCACCGGGATCGGCACCGTGGTCTCGACCAGCGACGGCCCGACCTGCTGGCTCGGGGCGTCGGTGGCGCCCGAGTAGGTGGCGGGCCGCACCGAGATCCACCCCGACACATCGTCGGCGACGAACGGTCCGAACCGCAGATACTGATTGGTGTTGCGGGTGTCCTGCAGGGACAGCCCCGTCATCCCGTCGAACGCCAATGTTTCTCCGGCGGGGGTGTAGGGCAGTTTCTGCACCGCGAGCCCCTCGGGGATCCAGACGTCGGTGCGGGCGGTCTCGACCTGCACGACGACATCCTGGGTGGATACGGGCCTAGGCACTGATTGCCCCCGATCGGTTCACGGCGCCGGCGTAGGCGTCGAGGTAGTCGCGGATCTCCCGGCCGACGGTGACCGGGTCGGCGGCGGTGCCGGCCTCGACGTGCACGGTGACGCTCTGCTGCATCTGGTAGCCGCCGGCCAACCCGATACGCGGGGTGACGTCCGAGTCGAACGCGCCGCGCACATCGGCAGCGAGCTGCCGGGACGCGGCAATCAGCTGCCCCCGCTGCCCCTCCATGCCGCGGATGAAGCCTTGGGCCATCGCCTGCCCGTTCTCGATCAGCATGACCCGGTCGGCGGCGATGCCCTTGAGACCCTTGTAGTAGCCCTTGTTCGCCTTGGCGGTGGCGCCGAGGGAGCGGGCCGCGCTGGCGACCGCGCCGCGGGCCGAGGACAGTCCGCGGGCGAACGAGTTGCCGGCCGCGGCGCCCTCGGAGAACAGCGAGATCCCGGCGACCCCGGCCTGCGCGGCGGCCCCGAGGCCGGCGGCGGCCCCGGAGACGGCGCCCTGCGCGGAGGCGACACCCGAGGCGAACGCCTGCCCGGCGGCCCGGCCGGCCGACCCCATCTGCGCGACCGCGGCTTGCGCGGCGGAGACGTCGACGGTGATCACCACCGGCGGCGGCGCCGGGATCGCAGGCAACGGCGGCATCGGACCGAAGCTGATCGGCACCTGCACCGGCGCGGGCGTCGGCACCGCCGGCATGGGAGGCAGCGGGCCGTAGCGCAGTGGGACCTCGACGGGGTCCATGCGCATCTGCTTGACCTTGTCGAACCCGTCGCCCTTCATGGTTACCGGCACCTCGAGGGTGATACCGGAGGCGATGTTGTGCACCTTCTCCCGCGCCCCAGCGGTGTCGACGTCGACCATCACCTTCTGCTTATCCGGGATGTCGAGCTTGAACGGCTGCGCCTCGACCTCGACCATCACCTTCTGCTTGTCGGGGATGTCGAGCTTGAACGGCTGCACCTCGACAGCGACGGGGATCTTGTGGCTGTCGGTGTCGATGTCGACCTTGACTTTCGGCAGCTCGGGCGGCGCCTTGAACCCGGACCATTGCGGCTCGACGTCGACCTTGATCTTCGGGCCTGGTGTGGCGTCGAGCTTCTCGACACCAACCTTGTCGATCTCCGGGGTGGCCTTGAACTTGACCGGGCCGAGCTTGCCGAGTGCGGCGTCGATGGCCTCGGTGATGTCGTCGCCGATGAACGGCAGATTGCCGAAGGTATCGCGCAGCATCCCGAGCAGCGCGTGCGCCATCTCGCGGAACTCCCCGACGACGTTCTTCGGGGAGATCACATCCCAGATCCCGCCGAGGGTGTCCTTTACCGCCAGGCCGGCAGTGAGCACACCGTCGAACGCGGTGGCGATCGCGGTGATGCTGTCGGCGACGGTCTGCCCGTCGATGCTCGACATGAACTCGCCCCACGTGTTCGCCAGGTCGGCGATCGAGTCGATGGTGCCGGACCAGTCCGCGGACGACAGCTGCTGCCACAGGTCCTTGAACCCTTGAATAAACGGATCGAGGTTGCCAGCGTCGATCCATCCCATCAGGTCTGAGAACCCTTGGGCGACTTTTGGTATGGCGTTGCCGACTCCTTCGATGAGGCCGGGGAGTTTCTGCCAGAACCGGTTCGCTGCATCGACCACGGCGGGATCGCCGAGTTTGGACATGAAGTTGCCGAATGCTTCGGTCAGCCGGGGCAGGTTGTTGACGAGGTTCTTCAGGTGCGGCACGCCCGCGTTGAACGCCTTCTCGAGGGCGGGGCCGAGTTGGTCGGCGATCGCGGGTAGTTGCCCGGTGAGGTGGTCGACGAGGTCGCCGACACCGGCGGTGATCCGCTCGAGTGCGGGACGCATCCGCTCGAACGCAGCTGGCAGCGCGTCGAAGAACCGCTCGAGGGCGGGGGCGGCGCCCTGGGCGATGTTCTTGAGCGAGTTGCCGATCGCGTCGAATGTCGAGGTCGCCTTGTTCTTCAGTTCCTCGTTGCCGAGGACGGCGAGCGCGGCGACGGCGGCACCGAGCCCGCCGGTCACGGCGGCGCCCATCGCGCCGGCTGCCCCGGCGACCGCGCCCAATGCGCCGGTGAGAGCGATCGGGATTGCGCCGGCGGCGACCGCGGCGGCCGAGGCTGCGGTGCTCACCAGCAGCAGCGCCCCGACCGCAGAGGTCGCCGCGGAGACGATGCCGCCGAGCATCGATCCGATGCCGGACAGGGCGCCCCCACCGAGGGAGCCGCCGGCGCCGGCGAGGCGCGAAAGCATCTGGGCCAGCTGCGCGAACTGGCTGGTGTTGTAGTTCAACCGGAGATTGACGATCCGGTCCCGGGTGAGAGTGCGCAGCTGAGTCTCGAGAGTGGCCAGATTTGTGATCATGCCACGGATGCGCACCTCGCGGTCGTTGAACCCGTTCCCGAGGCTGGTGTCCCCGAGCCGTCGCACCCGCACCGTGACGGTCTTGTCACCGAGGGAAGCGAGCTGCGCCTTGAGCGCGGTGAGCTGGCCTATCTCGGTGTCGACGCGGACCTTGACCGACTTGTTGGTCAGGGTGTTGAGGTTCGCCTTGAGGGTGGTCAGCCCGGCCTGGTCGACGTCGACGCCGGCACGGACGCGCTTGTTGCTGAGCGAGTTGATGTCGGCCTTGAGCTTGTCGAGCTTGGCGTCGTCGACGTCCACCTTGACGTTGATCGCGGTGTCGCGCAGCGCGGCGAGTTCGGCCTTGACATCCTTGATCGCCAGGCCCAGGCCCTTGTCGTGGCCCTTGAAGTAGACGTCGACGGTGCGCGCCACTGGTCAGCCTCCGATGGTGGGGGCGGCGACAATCACGCCACCGAGGACGGCGAGGATCACCGAGGTCAGGATCAGCCGGTTGATCCACATGAGGGTGGACTCGATCGAGGCGACCTTCTGGGTCAGCCCGTCGAACCGGGGCCCGGTCACCGTGGTCGTCTCGAGGTCGGACACGCGCAGCACCAGCTGGGCGTAGACGTCCTTGTGCACGGTCTTGTCCTCGATCCGCTGCAGACCGGCCTGCAGGTCCGCGCGCAGTAACCGGATCTCGTCGAGCGTTCGGTCGGGTGCGGTCATCCCTGCCCCTCGCGGTGCCGCCCGACGTACTCCTCGAGAGAGTCGACCTGACGCTGCGTCACCCCGTTCGGGGTGAGCTTGACCCCGGCGACGGTGGCGAGCTGCACCAGCACCAGCACCCCGACGACGACCTCGGGCGGCAGCTCGACCCCGGCGGCGACGATCGTCCACAGCGCCCCGACGATCGCGCCGACCGCGGTGGTCACGGTGTTCGCCACCCGCCGGTACCACGGCTGCTGCTCGAGCTGGGCGCGCAGGATGTCTGCGAGAAGTTCCTGGCCGTTCGCCATCACTGGCCTGCCTTTCCGAAGATCACCGACTTGAGGGCGGCGATCGCGTCCACCAACGTCAGGTTCTGTCCCGCGCTGTTCGACCCGAGTTGCGGCCAGCCGCGCCCACCCGGGCCGCGCAGCTGCTCCCAGATCTCCCGCAGCATCCTGCGGTCCTCCTCGTTCATCTGATCCCCCTGTGCCGCCGGTGTTTTCAGTCGGGCCGCGACGTCGGCGCGGAACCGGTCCATGTCGATGCCGCCCGGATCCCATTTGCCCTGGGCGCGGCCGGCCCATTCTTTGTGGCCGATGACGCGGTCGGCGCCGTAGCCGAGCCTGCGGACGATCGCGGCGCAGCACCGCACGTAGGCGTCGTACTGCGCGTCGGACCAGCCTTCGGTGCCGGTGTTGACGGCCTCGATGCCGATGGTGTGGTAGTTCGCGTTGTTCTTCGGCAGGCCCGGGTACTCGCCGAGGCCGGCGTGCCAGGCCACGCCGACTCCGCACAGGGTGGCGGTGCCGTCCTTGGCGAGGTGGATCTGCGAGAGCAGGCCCTTGAGCGCGGCGGTGCCGTACTTGATCTCGTTGACCGGGGAGTTGGCGCCGCCGGTGTGGTGGCACATCACGCCCCAGATCCACGAGAAGTCGCCGTTGCCCCAGTCCTTCCAGCCCGGGGACTCGACGACCTTCACACCTTCGGCGCGCAGTGCGTCGGCCAGCCACACCGGGTCACCGGTCCACCCCGCCATCATTTCCTCCGCTTCTTCGCTGTCTCGTTGACCACGGCGATGCACGCATTGCGCTCGCGCATCGTCAGCTGGCGGGCCTCGCTCGGCGGTATGCCGGTGATCAGCACGAACCGGGCGAGGGCGTCGGCCTGGGCGTCTTTCAGCTGGTCGCGTCTTTTCCCTCGGCGTCGTCCTCGTCGGACAGTCCCGAGTCGGCGATCTGCTGGGCGACCGAGCGACGGTTGTATTCGGCGTGGGTCAGGCCGGGCTCGCGTTCCTTGGTGCGCACGTAGCCCACCGCCCTGACGAGCTTGATCTTGGGGACGTCGTCGGACTCGATCGACTGCCCGACGATCAGCTCGACCTCGTCGTACTGGGCGCCGGTCAAGTCCTGAATGCTGAAGGATGCCATGTGGTTACAGTCCTGCCTCTGTGAATGTGGTGTCGATTTCGCGTTCGAGCCGGGCCTGCCCGTAGTCGGCGTTCTGGAACAGGGCCCGGTAGAGCCATTTGTTCGGGCGTTGTCCGCGCCAGCGTTTGCCGTAGTGGTTGAGCTCGACGTACACCCCGCCACCGTGGGAGCGGGTCGCCGAGCCACCGGCGCTGACCTTGGCGTTGAGGTTCGAGCTCCGGGGTCGGATGCTGTTGCGGGTCTGCCCGCCGTAGACCGGGGACTCGGCGTAGCCGGTCTTGTGGATCCGGTTGCCGATGTCGCGGAAGGCCCGCGGTAGCCGGCGGATGTTCTTGCCGGCTACCGTCAGCCGGGCCTGCAGATCGCGGACCCCGTCGAACTCGACCTCGATCCGCATTACGGCGTGCCGTCGTCCATCACCGGCGGATCGGTCAGTTCCCACTCGACCTCGAACTCGAACTCCTCGTCGACCTCGCCGCCGAGGTTCGGCTTGCGGCCGATCGTGGCGGTCGCGGTGAAGTGCGGCTCGTCGGCGGTGGGGGTGGCGTTGCCGTACGGGGCGAGGGTGATCGTCGCGGTCGAGCCGGCGTTGTCCCAGGCGTAGCGCCAGAAGCTCGCCGTCTTGAACGACTGGAACGCGGTGCCGCGGAACAGCCACCGGCCGTCGCCGGTCGCGGCCGAGGCGAACGTCTTGAACGAGGCGTCCTCGTCCTCGTTCTCGAACCGGGCGTCCTTGATGTGCCCGTTGTACTCGGTGGCGCCGACCTTGATCGACAGACCGACACCGTCGGTGAACCCGAGGTTGCTCACAGCCATGACTAGCTCGCTTTCAGGTTGAGGGGGATGGTCACCGACACCTCGCCGGCGAAGATTCCGTCGTCGTTGCCCGCGACGCGGACATCGTCGATCCGCAACGGCGACGAGTCGCCGGGTGCGGGGTTGGCGGTGCGCAGCGCGAGCACCACCTGCCCGATCATGTCGTCGAGCTGATCGGCGACCGCGGCCGAGACGCCACGCAGGGCGGGGAATACCTGCAGCACCAGGTGCGCCGCCCACGGCGCCGCGTGGGTGACCGGGCCGTCGGTATCGAGATACGGGTCGCCGAGCCCGATCACCACGCACGGGGCGGTGATCCGGTCGGCGGTCCAGTGCGTCACCGACAGGCCCGCCTCGGTGAGCGCCGACTCGACCTCGGCGCGGACGGTCGCCAGGTTCACCATGACGGCACCCACAGTCGCATCTCACGCAGCACCACCTGCAGCGGGTGCCGCGTCGAACGTTGCTGCACCACGTTGTCGAACCGGTCGAACGTCGCCGCCGGACCCTTGTCCCGGTCGAACAGCTCGGCGCCGACCTGCAGGTACCACGAGAACAGCAGCGTGGCGTCGACCTCGACGCCCGCGCAGAACCGGTCCACGAGTAGCTTCGCGTGCTCGAGGTAGCGCTGCAGGGCGGTGTCGTCGACGGTGGACTCGGCGGCGTTGACCAGCCCCCGGAACTGCGCGAGCAGTTCCGGGGTGATCGCAGCCGGATCGGCGGGGGCGGTCACGGCTACGGCGTCCAGGTGATCTTGGTGATGCCCTTCGGCTGCTCGCTGTAGATGGCCTGGTAGCCGTACAGGGAGAAGTCCTTGGTCAGGTTGATGATGTTTTCGTCCTCGAGCCGGACCGGGGCGCCGGCCGATTCGAGCGTGGTGATCGCGGCCTTGGAGCACACTGCCACCGATCCGGCGGCGAGCTTCGGCACGACCACGACGGGCAGGGAGTTGATCGAGCCGACGATGTCCTGCGCGCGCACGGCCAGCGAGCCCCAGGTGTTCTGGCCGTCGCCGTTGAGGGCGAACAGCGGGCGGCCCGCGGTGTCGGCGAGCAGGCTGATCTCCTTGGCGATGTCGCGGGAGACGACAACGAAGTCGGCGAGCAGGCCCTTGGAGTTGTCCTCGATCTCGGCGGCGGCGTCGTAGATCGCGCCGATCCACCCGGCCGCGGTGCTGGGCTTGGTGGTGGTGTCGACCTCGTTGACGTTCTTGGCCGGGTCGACGTCCGCGACCGGCAGCGCGGTGTAGAAGTCGCGCACGTACTTCTCGAACGCATCGGCGTACTGGATGCCCAGGTAGCGCAGCGCGGTGTCGAGGTAGGCCACGGTCGAGCGCTCGATGAGCTGGCGGGTCAGCGAGGTGTAGCCGCCGACGGTGCGCACGGTCGCCGACCGGGTGCCGAGGGCGACCTCGAGGAACGCCAGGTCGTCGCCCTCGTTGACCTGCTGCTGTACGGTGCCGGTCTCGGTGGTGACCACCGGGTACTCGAAGCTGTTGCCGGTCGCGGGCAGCGGCTCGCGGGAGAACAGGTTCGTCATCGGGCGGCGCTCGTCGGTCAGGCGCAGCATCTTGTCGATCCATGCCGGCTGCATGACCGTGTCGGTGGTGGTGGGGCCGGTGTAGGCGCGGGTCTCGAGCTGCTCGGCGGCGCCGCGGTATTCGGCGATCGCGTCGGCGTCGCCGCGGGCGAGGGCCTTGAGGAACTCGCCGCCGGTGCGGACCTTGAAGGTGGGGGCGCCGCGGCCGGTGAGGCCGTCGCCGAGCACTCCGATGCGGCGCTCGATCTCGGTGAATCGCGCGTCCTGTTCGGCGCGCAGCTGCGTGAGGTCGTCCTCGGGCATGGTCGTCTCCTGTTCGGGGGTGGTGGCTGCGCTGCGGACTTGCTCGATCACCGCGCCGGTGTAGGCGGGGCGCTCGACGAGGGACACCTCGCGCATGTCGGTCTTGATCCGCACGACGGTGTCGCCGCGCATCTCGGTCTCGATCGGGACGAATCCGATCGAGAAGTGCTTGAGCACGCCCTCGCGGGCGAGCTGCAGGGCCTCGTCGCCGCGGGGGGTGCGGGCGACGGTCGCGGTGATCCGGTAGCCGCGGTCGGTGTCGGTGCCGGTGACCTTGCCGACGGGCAGCTCGCCGCGGGTGCCGGCGTGGTTGACGTGCAGGGTGGCCTCGGCGCCGTCGGGGATCGAGCCGCGCTGGAACATCTCCGGGTAGCCGATGCGGGTGGTGACCTCGTCCCACGGCACGGCGATGCCGACGATCTCGCGTTTGTCCTCGTCGGTGCCGACGATCGGCACGGATCTGACCTCGACGTTCATACGGATGCTCCTGTGCTGTGTGTGGCGTACCACCGGTGGATCTCGCGGATCGTCCATTCGGGCCGGCCGTCGAGTTCGGCGCGGCGCAGGCATTCGTCGAGGCCGGGGTCGACGACGACCAGGTGCGCGCCGGCGCGGCGGTAGCGGGCGAGCATCGACCGGGTCGGGGCGGTGTCGACGATCCACGCGCCGCGGGCGGGCTGGTCGGCGAGCACCGTCTCGATCGCCGCGGCCCGCGCCGCCCGGGTGGCGGGCACGTGCTCGGGGGTGTGGTCGTGGGCCGTCTCCGACCCGAGGGCGACGGCGAGAGCGTCGAAGTCGACGATCACCGCGCCGGGGGCGTGGTGGGTGTTGACGTAGGTGGTCTTGCCGGCGCAGGGCGGGCCGGCGACGACGGTGATCACTGCGCCGCCTGCTCGGCCGGGGCCGGCTTGGCCGGCGGGCGCACCGTGGTGGTGGGCAGCTTGGGGGCGGGCAGCGGGGCGAGGCCGTCGCGGGCGCGGATCTCGTCCTCGCTGCGCAGCCCGGTGGTGACGTGCAGCTGGTCGATCTCGGCCTGGGTCTTACTGTCCAGGCGCAACAGGCCGCGCTCGTCGAACCGGGCGGTGTCCAGGCGGCCGGGCAGCACCTCGGTGAACGCCCGCTCGAGCGCGTTGAGCGGCTTCTGCAGGGTGCGGGTCAGGAAGTCGAGGTTGGTGGTCTCGAGGTTGACGTAGGTGCGGGACTCGCCGCGCAGCGGCACGAGCATGTCCTGCGCGCCGACCCCGAAGATCCGGGCGAGCTTGCGGTCGAGCGCGTCCATCACCTCGATCATCTGCGCCTCGACGGGCTTGAGCAGCATCGAATCGAGCGAGACGCCGGCGGACAGGATCGCGGTGCGGTTGGTGGGGTCGGCGAGGAACGCCTTCCAGTCGGCGGCGATCTGCTCGCGCATCGGGCCCGAGAGCGGCTGGTCGGTGGTCAGGATCATCTCCGGGGGCCGGCCGTCGAACCACTGCTCCTGGTAGGACATCAGCGCGAGGGCGAGGCGCAGCTCCTGCTGCGCGGCCTGGACGGGGCCGCGGCCGCGGGCCTCGTGCGAGAGCGTGGTGTGGCGCTTGTGCACGATCCGCGACTTGGGCAGCTGGCCCTGCCAGGCGTAGTCGCGGCGGCCGGTCATCGGGTCCATCACCACGGTGACCGAGTCCGGGGGCAGCGGCCGCACGTTGATGACCTGCCCGGTGGGCAGCCGGTTGAGCAGCCAGAAGAACTCGCCGAACAGCAGAAAGTCGTTGACCGACTGCTGGATCAGTTCCTCGCGGTCCATCTCCAGGCACGGGGTGCGCAGGATGTCCGGGGCCTGGGCCAGGCGTTTGCCGTGGCGGTCGTAGGCGTACAGGTCGAGGCCGGCGATCATCGTGTTGATCTCGTCGACCGCCCGCGACACCACCGAGACTCGAAGGGCGTCGCGGGCGGCGACGGCGGGGAGCACGGCTCGCGTCGGCGGGACGACTCCGAGCAGGGGAGAGTCGCCGCCGGCGCTTCCCACCGAACCGGTGCGCACCTCAGTGCCGAGACCGAAGAACCGCGCGATAGCTCCCACGCGGGACAGTCTCAGCCCGCCGGCGCCGAACCCAAATCGGTAACCGGCTCAGAAGAACGCGATGGGCACGGCCTGCTCGTGCTGCTGCTCGGCGATGAACACGCCCATGACCATCGCGTACACCGCCTCGATGTCGCCGTGCGACTTGTTCAGGTCGAGGACCACGCCCTGCCCGGAGTTGACCGTCACGGCCTTGGGGATCTGCTGGGTCAGGGCCTTGTCGCCGGCGTGGACCAGGCGCCCGGTCTTGGCCATCGAGTGCACGGCGACGGTGCCGTTGGCCAGGTTCGAGCGGGTGAGCCATTCGGCCGGCAGGTGGTGCTGCTGCCCGAGCGCGAGGATGGTGTGCCGCATGGTCTCCGAGTCGGAGACGAACTTCTCGACGTTGAACCGGCCGGCCAGATCCACGCACACCCGTTCGAGCCAGTCGGTGTCGGCGTGGTTGAGCACCGCGATCAGCTCGGTGTGCACGACGTCGTCGATCTTCACCGACGCGGCCACGGCGACTCGGTCCCACGACCCGCGGGTGCGGGCGAAGCTGACGATCAGCGGACGGCCGCGGGCGTGCGCGGGGATGCCGCCGCCGGCGCAGGCCAGCCACGTCGGCAGCGACATCCACGTGTTCTCCACGCTGACGAACTCGTTGCGCCGGTACCGGCGGTACTCGGACTCCTGCATGTTGCGGCCCTGGCGCAGCTCGCGCTCGATGTCCAGGCGCCCGGAGGCGATGGCGGGGTTGGCCTGGCGCAGCGCGGCCGGGTCGTACAGCTCGAGCGCCGGGTCGGCCTCCCACAGGAAGAACCCGAACCGGTCGTCGTGCCCGTCGCGTTGCTCGGCGGCGGCCCGGCCGGTGTCGTAGAGCTGCTTGAGCAGTGCGCTGTTGTCGTCGCCGGCGGTGGTCAGCCCGAGCACCATCGCCTTGGGCTGCGCGGACGCGCCGAGGGTCAGGGCGAACCACGTCTCGGGTTTGAGGATGTGCAGCTCGTCGAGGATCATCAGGTTGCCCGAGAAGCCCTGCAGGCCCTTGCCGTCCCCGGCGGCCTTGACCACGTAGTTCGCCGGGTAGCGGGGGTTCTTGCTGGTGATGCCCGAGCGGTCGGTGGTCTTGAACCGCGACCCGAGCAGCGGCGAGTTGTCCACGCAGTAGCGGGTCTTGCGGTAGAGGTTCTTGGCCTGCTCGACGGTGGACGCGAGGGAGATCACGTCGGGGGCGCGGTCGACCATCAGGATCAGCCCGTACAGGGCGAACACTGCGCCGAGCACGGTCTTGCCGTTCTGCCGGCCCATCGACACCACGACCTGCTGATACACCAGCTGACCTGCACGTTCGTGGCCGTCGGGGTACTTCTGCAGCACCTCACGGATCAGCCACTGCTGCCACTCGTCGAGCCGGAACTCGTCCGACTGCTCGAAGATGAACACCTTCTCGGCCAGGCGGATGAGCATTTCGCCCTCGCTGTAGTCCGGGTGCTCGACCGGGCGGGTGTAGAGCGAGGGCAGCCACGGCGGGGCCTCGACTGCCGTGGTCATCACATGCCTTTGCGCAGGTCAGCGAGGGCCTTCTCGAACGAGTCCTCGTCGCCGGCGTCCTCGGGCCGGCACTGGCGCAGCGCGGTCGCGTTCTGCCGGAACTCCATCACCGCCGCCGCCGAGGGCTTGGTCTGGCCGTCGAGCAGCCGAGCCAGCTTGAACAGCGCCGTCACGTACAGCACGTGCTCGTCGCCCACCCACGGGTTCGCGTCGAGGAACAGGTCGACCGACTGCTCGAACGTCGCGTTACGCGGCACGTCGGCAACGGGGCCGGCCGGGAGCGAGGGCGGGTCGGCGTGCAGGGCGGCGAGGTCCCGTTCGAGCATGGCCACGCGCCGCGCGAGGTCCCTGGTCGTCTCGTCCATCACTCACCCCTCACGCATGATCGTGCAAACGTACATGCACGATCATGCACGAGCGACCGAGCGTGCGCACGCCACTCATGCATGATCGTGCACGGCCATGCGCCGTAGGGCATCCCCGCCCGCCGTCTCGAGGTGTGGCCACCTGGGCTTTCCAGCAGCTCGGGGTGTAAATCCCGGGAGGCCCCTCGGTGTCGACACCCCCCATGTGCAAGGACGAGGACGAGTGCCCGTGCATGGTGCTGCATCACCGTACATGAGTGAGCATGCACGGTGATGCACGGCCATGCAAGCTGTCGTGCATGTGTGTGCATGGTCATGCACGGGCGTGGATGGGGGCGGGGAACCAGGCCGGCGCGAACCACGTGCGGGCCTCGCTCTCCATGCGCTTGCCCTTGCGGCGGTTGCAGGTGAAGCACAGCACCTGCAGGTTGTCCTCGCTGTCGTCGTGGCTGATGGTCCACGGCACGATGTGGTCGACCTCGGGCCGGTCGTCGCTGCCGCACTGGGCGCAGCACCCGTTGTAGCGGGCCAGCACCCGAGCCTTGACCGGGCGGGGCAGGTCCTTGCGCTTGGGTGGGGTGGTCACGTCTGGTCCTTCCGATGCTTGCGGGTGCCCTTGTAACAGGGATAGCACCTGCCCTTGCCGCACCGGGCCACTGTGCCGGGGAACTCCTCGAGGCGCCGGCCACCGGGCCGGGTCAGGCGCCCGCACACCGGGCAGGGCCGGATCGGGGAAGCGGTGTAGGTGCCGCGGCGGGTGATGACCTCGCCGGTGGCGTACCCGGCGGCGATCTGCAGATGGGTGATGGCATCGGCCCACGCGGTGCGCTGGCTCTTGTACGGCACGGGCACCCCGGCCCAGACCATGCCCTCGGGGGCGGGCCCGTCGAGGGCGGCCCGGGCACAGGCCCGCGCGGTGACCGGGCAGCCGCGGCACAGCTGCGCCGCGGCCTGCAGCCGACCCATCACCGGCAGGTTGTCGGTGTCGTACTCGGCGCCGCGGCCGGCGCACAGCGGCACCAGCTCGGCGACGGAGTCGGGCAGGGTGGCGGTCATCGGTCCCACCGATCGGCCGGGTCCTCGCCGGGGCGCAGCGAGACCAGTCCGGGCCGCGAGAAGCGGGGGCCGGCCTCGACCACGGCGCCCAGGTCGACCAGGGTCGGGCGGTCCATCGGCTCGGGCTCGGGGTCGTCGGGGATGGCGTTGACGTCCTCGGCGGCGAGCATGGCGTCGGCGGCCGATTCGATCAGCACGATCGACGCGCCGAGGTTGAACGCGGCGTGCGAGACGATCTGCTCGAGGCCGGACGGGGCGTCGTCGGACAGGTGCCGGGCCGCCCGCGTGAGGGACCGGACGCGCTGCACCAGGTCGGACACGTCGAAGGCGATCGCGCCGAGATCCTTGTGCCACTCGGTGTATTCGGTCATGGGTCATGCGTCCTTTCGGTCTGATCCGACGAGCACCAGGCCGCCGCGGATGTGGGCCTGGCCGGCGAGGTAGTACAGGGCCTCGGGCAGGCAGGCCGGGGTCGCGCCGAGGGCGAGGGCCATCACGCCGATCGGTCGTTGGATCGAGCCGAGGGTGACGACGAAGTCCGCGGTCGGTGGCCGGCCCTCGCGGGTGATCACGTCGAAGCTCGTGTCGGCCCAGTGGTTGCGGATTGCGCGGAGGATCTTCTCGTTGCTGCTGTAGACGGTGATCTGCTGTCGGGGCATGTTCTGTCTCCTGTCTGGTCTCGTTCGTGCGGCTGCGTGGGGGACGGGGTGGCGTGGGATGCCACCGGGTGCGGAGAGGCGGTGGGGAGCGGTGTCCCTGTGTCTGTGAGACACAAGGACAGCCACCGGTACGCGGTTTCGTCGTACGGGTATGCCTTGGTCGCGCCACGGGTATTACTCGCTCGCGCACCGGCCGGGATGTGTGCCGCGGTCCCCTCCTGGGAGGCAGGGACAGTCGGGCGGTCCTTCTACGTAAGCTGTCGGCCGCGACACTCGAACTGCGCCCAACCCCAACGAGATTGGACACAGTGGGGCAATGCCCCTCTGACGGGCGACGACCCGCCGGGTTAGGGCGGTGCCCGGTAGATCCGACCGGGCCAGCGGGTCGAGCAGGTGGGAAGGTGCCGTGATGCGGCGGGTGCGCCTGCGGTTACCGAACCGGCCCGAGCGCGCACCCTGACCGCCGGCTAATCGACGGGCAGAGCCCAGGTCATGACGAGGTAGGCCGCGGCCATGAGACCGACCGCGGTGACAGCGAACGCGGATGCAACACAGACGAACTCACGCATCGGGACCGTCCAGGAGGAGAGGGGAGTCGGCCGCGGCCATCTCGGCGCGGCAGTCGCGGCACACCGGCGGGGCCGGGATCACACGCTTCGGGTCGAACGGGCGCTCGCAGATGTCGCACACCTGCCGCTTGTACTTGTCGCTGCGGTCGATCATCGGCCCTGGTCCTCGGCGTCCCACTCGGCGAGGCACTGCTCGGCGACCGGCCTGATAGCGTCGGCGAGCTCGATCAGCTCTCGCATGACTGCGCGAGCTTGGTCGTCATGGAAGGAATCGATCGTCATGCGGACCTTGCCGGACGCTGACACGAACTTGCCTGGGCCGGGGCCGTTCACAGTCCGGCTCCGTAGGTGGTCTCGGCAAGGCCGACGAGCAGGAACGTGATGATCAGGGCGGCGACGCTCGCCCACTCGCGGACCGTCACAGCGGGAACTCCCGCCGGATCCTCGCGGCACGGAGCTGCTCGGCGGCGGTCTCGGCCTTGATCGAGTCGATGATCGCGGCGCGCAGGCTGTCCTCGAGCTGGTGGTAGGCGCGGCGGTACGCGTTCTCCCACTCGCGCTCGTCGACGTGCTCGCCGTTGCCGAGGCGCTGATACAGCGCGTCGACTCCGATACGGGCATCGGCAAGCAGTTCGAGGATCGTCGACTCGGCGACGGTGTACTCGGATTCAGTCATCGTCGCCGCCGAACGCGGCCCGGAGCTCGTCCTCAAGCTCCAGCGGGAGGACAGCCTTGCCGGTTCGTTCCTCGAACGCTCGGCGAGTGAGCGAGTTGAGTCGCTTCTTGTCCTCAAGTCGAGTGATCGGCTCAATCCGCCGGATCCGTACGGTGGGGCTCGCCTCTCCTGTGTCCGTGTCAATCGTGATTTTCGAGCAGTCGAACACAATCACGGCAACGTGTAGCTGCTCCGGCTCGGAGGCGAGGTTCGACGCCAACGGGGCTAGGCCGTTTATCGACTCGCCCTTCGGCAGTCCTGATGTGAGCTTGATTTCAGTCATTCGCTGGCCTTCTTTCGGGCGGCGGCGAGGGCGTCGATGTCGGAGGCGTGGAACAAGAGCGCGCCGTTTCGGCCGGGCAGCTTCTGCGCGAGGCGAACGCGGCCTGCCGCGACCCAGCGAGAGAGCGTCGACTTATCGACGGCGAGGATCTTGCACGCCTCACGGCTGCCGATCATCTCCAGAACATCCGACATGCCGAGAGCATTGCACAATGTGCAAACAGAGGTCAAACGGCACGGGGAATTACTCAT